GGCTTTCTCAATCTTGTTTGCTTGAACAGCTTGCTTGTATTCTTCTTGAACTTTCTCAACTGCTTTATCAAAAGCAACAGTCTGAATATCGTTTTTTGGCTGAACCATCGGATACCACTTGTCTAGAGTAATCATTTCTTTTCCCTCTCAAGTGCGTTCTTATACCCTTGGATAACTTTATGTCTTAACAATGCACTATCAGCAGTCCCTGCCCATTCCGATAAGTTATTCCAAATTACAATCATGTCGGTACTTTTACATAAGTTCTGATGATTTGTAAGCCAAACAGACATTTGTTGATGACGCTCAGATGGGTTGTGAATTGTCCAAGCAATAGAGTAAAACTCTCTCACGCTGCACAAGTCTTTGCTTGTGGAGTGAAGTGCGAGGATTAGGAAAAGTGCTATTAGCCATCTCACGTCATAGCCCAAACGATGATGTAAAAACACCAGACGACAGTAATGCAAAATAAGACTGCGCTAGTTACAGCAACAGTCCAATCATTCATTTTTTAATCCAAGTCTGCCAAACAGCACCAGCCGCCATGACTAGACCCGCAACCCATAGAATAGGCTTGGCAGCAGAAGCAATCCACCCCAAGACTTTAAAAGCACCTTGCAAGGCATCAAAAGCCTCTACAAGCCCTTTAGTGTTCTTGTTTATGCTATCTACCTTGGTTTCAACTTCAACCAGCCTGTCGTAGATTTGCTTATGGGTGACTTCATCAGCCATGATTAGACAGAAGCGGCTTGCAATGGTGCAAGGTTTTCTGTTGTCCAATAGTCTTTAGCCAACATGATTTTCAAATGCTCACGATTGCGTGATAGGCAATCAGCCCAATCAGCATCAGACATGAAATCTGGCTTGCTACCATTGATTAGGTTGACGCTATCCATTGCGGCTTTGTAGTGCTGTGCAATTTGTTCGGGGGTTTGTGTATCAATCATAATTTTCCTTTAAAGATTAGCGGCATCCAAACGTGCCTTGAGAGAATCGTTTTCAGCTTTAAGTTCCTTGATGGCATTTATCATGTACCAAGTTAGGTTATCTGCATCTACCGACAAAACACCAGTAGATTCAGTCTTTACACACTCAGGCAGAACAGCTTGCAGTTCTTGGGCAATTACACCAAGTTGAACCCCAGACTTTTTGATTGCGTCTGATGGTTTGAGTTCTGCATCAACTTCTTCGGGTAAACGATATTCAAAGTTACGAACTTGAATTTGCGTGAGTTTTTCTAAGCCAACATTATTGTCAGCAATGTTTTTCTTTAATCTTCGGTCAGAAGTGGTAGTCCATGTGGTTGTGTTGTTACCTTGGTACATTGAGCCACTTGCGGCACTTATAAAGCCAGTAGAAGAACCTTTTCCTGTTTGTGCGTTAGTTCCAATAACAAGTTCATAAGTCACAGCACCACCACTGTGATTTGCTCCATACCCTATGGCAATGCAATTAGTTCCAGAAGCTACAGTTTCACCAGACCCATGACCCAAACAGACGTTGTAACTGCCAGTTGTAAGTTGTGAATGAGTAGTCCTTCCAAAAGCGACATTTTGAATACCAGTCGTAACTGCAATTTCTGCATTCTGTCCAACCGCAGTATTCTGAGTGCTAGTCGTTCCGTTATAAAGTGCTTGATAACCAACAGCAGTGTTGGAATTTGACGTGTTAGAAATTAACGCAGAATCGCCAATTGCCGTGTTGTAACTGCCAGTGACGTTGTAATACATGGCATCACGACCTAATGCCGTGTTGTTAACACCTGTCGTATTGCCACGAAGCGCCCAAATACCAACTGCCGTGTTGCTGTAGCCTGATGTGTTAAAATATAAACATTCAAAACCCACTGCGACGTTGTAATTTGCTGTGGAATTGGTATAAAGGCAACCATATCCAATTGCTGTATTACCAGAACCAGTTGTGTTCGAATAAAAACTGTTAGCACCTACAGTGGTGTTTGTATTTCCAGTTGTATTGTTATAAGCACTATTTGACCCTACAGCAACATTCTGATAACCAGTTGTGTTTTTTTGTAATGCACCATCACCAATGGCAGTTAACACAAATCCTGTTGTATTGCTTGCTAATGCACTAGCACCAAAAGCACTACAGTTACCACCTGTTGTAGTAAGTTTACCTGCTTGATAACCAACAAACGTGTAGCCACTAGCAGTTGTTGCGGTAAATCCAGCTTGATAACCCACGGCAGTATTTTGTTGACCTGAAGTGTTAGAGTAAAGAGCATCAGTGCCAACAGCCGTATTATGAGCACCAGTGCTTGAAACTGCCGCATTGTATCCAAGCGCAGTTAAAAATGGTGTTCCACCACCTGACGTTTGATTTCCATACACAGTACCCAATGCAGTAGGCGTAGCGGCAGAAGCACCACTAGAAGCAATCGTGATTGCCCCGCTACCATTAGTAATCGTTACGCCAGAACCTGCTGTCAATGTTGTCTTAGTAAGCGTATTGCCTGTGGTGTTACCAATCAACAGTTGACCATCTGTGTAAGTGGTTTGTCCTGTACCACCATTAGCAACTGGCAAAGTGCCTGTTACGCCCGTAGATAAAGGAAGTCCTGTGGCATTGGTCAGAGTGCCACTTGCGGGAGTACCTAGTGGGCCACCAGTATCAAGCATCCTAACCCAACTACCTCCATGAGCAAAATACATTGCAGCATCTGAGTGCGAGTGAGCAACAGCCCCGTGATAAGTTGAAGCAGATGGAAATGCCGCTTGGTTGGCATAGTAAAAAGGAATAACCGAACCAACTTGCGGTGCAGTAATTGCGCCTGTGCCAGAGACAGTTACTAAACTGTTCTTCACTAATTTACCCGTAGCACCATCAAATAAAGTAATTGCAGTATCTGTTGCACTTGATGGGCCAACCACATCGCCCGTGCCACCAGAAGCAGCAATGGTTATTGAGCCAGTACCATTTGTAATTGTTACGCCACTACCCGCAGTCAGAGTTGTCTTAGTTAAGGTATTACCAGTGGTGTTTCCAATAAGAAGTTGACCATTGGTGTAGGAGGTCTGACCTGTACCACCATTTGCTACAGCAAGAGTGCCAGCCAAGGTTACTGTTCCTGACGATGTAACTGGCCCACCACTTGTCGTTAGTCCTGTCGTGCCACCACTTACATCAACGCTCGTAACTGTTCCCGCACCCGCTGGTGTAGCCCAAGCACCATCACCACGCCAAAACGTAGATGCGCTTGCAGAAGTTCCTGAGTTCAAATTGGTAACAGGCAGATTGCCTGTGACACCTGTAGACAGAGGTAAACCTGTTGCATTGGTCAATGTTGCACTTGTTGGTGTTCCAAGAATAGGTGTCACCAAAGTAGGAGAAGTAGCAAAGACAGCAGAGCCAGTACCAGTTTCATCAGTCAAAGCAGCCGCAAGATTTGCACTACTAGGAGTCGCTAAGAATGTTGCTATACCTGTTCCTAATCCCGCAACACCTGTGCTGATAGGCAGACCAGTAGCATTGGTTAAAGTGCCGCTTGTGGGTGTTCCAAGGATAGGGGTTACTAGGGTAGGGCTAGTAGCAAACACCAAAGCACCAGTTCCTGTTTCATCAGTAATCGCAGAGGCTAAATTGGCACTAGATGGTGTTGCCAAGAGAGTTGCTACGCCAGTACCTAAACCACTCACACCCGTTGAGATTGGAAGACCCGTAGCATTAGTCAAGGTTGCGCTTGTTGGTGTACCCAACAAAGGAGTTACCAAAGTTGGTGAGGTAGCAAACACCAACGCACCAGTTCCAGTTTCATCCGTAACAGCAGAAATCAAATTAGCACTACTTGGCGTAGCTAAAAAGGTTGCTACGTTTGACCCAAGACCGCTAACTCCTGTAGAAATTGGCAAGCCTGTAGCATTTGTAAGCGTTGCTGATGTTGGTGTACCAAGAACAGCACCATTGCCAAGTGTTGCAACACCCGTTACTGCCAAGGTTGATGACAATGTTGCCGCACCCGTCACCGCCAATGTCGTGCTTGCCGTAATCGCTTTAGCCGCCAGAGTCGTGTTAGCAACTGTGGCAGTTCCTGTAGCCGCACCAATGTTTACAGCAGTCGCTGCACCACCAAGATTTAAGGTAGTGCTTGTAGTGTTAAATGCCGCTTGAGTTACTGCACCAACCAAAGCACCCGCAAGAGTTGTTGTGCCTGATGCCGCTAGGGTTGTGAACGCACCCGCAGCAGGGGTTGTTCCTCCAATCGGTACACCATCAATCGTTCCAGCAGTCATTGGTGCTGAGATTGCACCTGTAAAGGCAGATGTACCAGTAACCGCTAAATTACCGCCTACAGTTACGTTGTCCCCAGCAGTACCTACTTGGAAGTCCTTTAACTGAGCCATCAACTGACGGATAGCATTGTTAACCAAACTTGGGGCCATCCCCTCCGCTAGGTTAATATTGTTAATGTCGGTATTACTGCCAGCAGTTGCGCTGTACTCTGAAATCTTGGTCTTTGCCATAATATCCTCTTAGGGGTTAGCCATACCAGTTAAATCTACACGATATGGTTTTTCAGTTAGTCCAAATGTAGCCCCATATCCTAATTGAAGTGCTTTACGTTGTAACTCTTTGCTTAATGGCTCTACTGTCATTACGGAAGCCTTCTTCATAAATGTAGCTGCCAACTTAGGGTCAAGCATTGCGTTAACTAGCAACTCACGAATAGCGTCATCTGTGCCGTTATAAAGCCAGTTCATTGGGGCAGATGCCTTTTGCAGAGCAAGTGGTACATCGCCAAACATTTGCTTACCAATCATTCCACCAATCACATTAGCGGTACTCATGTTTTTAAATGTGTCAGAACCCATTGACTTAGTAGCACGAGCAAGAACACCACTATCTAAGTCTTCAGCTACTTTTTTTAACACCGCAAGTTGCGTAGTAGAAAGATTAGTTTCTTTCTCTGCTGCACGAATAGCGTTTAAAAACTTAGGTTGTGAAATTAAATAATCGTTAATTCTTGATGGGTCTGGAGTAGTTGAAAGAACCTTACCCTTAAACTCTTGAGCAGCTTCAAGACGCTCAATGCCTCTACTAGAAGCAGCGTACTTACTCAAGTAATCTTTGTAGCCAGTAGCACCTGCTTCAATAGCATCATCTACAGCACGAATAACTTGACCAAGTGGCTCTTTTGCCGCTTTGTAAGCACCCGCAGTTGGCCCACCTCTATCAGACTTGTCGAGCAAACCTTGAGCAGCAGCCCTCAAATCTTTACGAATTTCATAAAGTTCAGCAGGTGTTGTAGCACGAGCAATATCGTCTTTAGCATCTTTCATTACAGACATAACAGTTTGACGCTTACCAACTGGTGAAGCAAGAATGTCGTCAATGGTTTTATTAACTGTTAAAGCAATGCCAGATTGAAATGTCTCTGGTGTAACAGTAGAGTTAGCAAATGCTTTTTCACGCAATGGGTCAGACACCTCATCACGCTTCTTTATTGCCGCTGTTAGTGCATCATCATCTTTAGCAAGACGATTCAAAATAGCCATCTGTGCTTGGTTTGTTTCTAATGCTCTAGTGGCAAAACGACCGCCAGTTACATCCAAACCTTTGATTGCAGTCTCAGCGTTAATCAATCCAATATCACGAGTTGCCTGTGCGGTAGTTGGTGTATATCCACCAATCTTAGGAACATAAGTTGAAGCAGACTTTATTGCTTGTTCAGCATCAGATGCTAAGTTACGCAATACATTGCCTGTGATTACCTCACGTCCTGCTTCAGTAAATGGGCGCACAATCTCTCTAGTTGTACGAGCAAGAACAGGCGCAGAACCCACCATACCACCTGCTGTAGTAGCACCAGCCAAAGCACCTAATGCTTGACCAAGTGGGCCAACATCACTCTCACGAGCGGCACCAGATGCCAATGCACCACCAGCAGCAGCAGCACCTTGAGTCTCTAAACTCTTGGTAAAAAAGTCTTGCGCTGGTACTGGTAAATATTTAGCAACAGCAGCAGGGGCAGCAACACCAAACCCTGCGCTTGTTACATCTTGAACAATGCGTTCCTGTGGTGTTTGTGGTGTTGGCACACCAATTCGAGTCATTAAGTCTTGCAAACCTTGACTACTAGGCTTCATAACTTGCCTACCTGCCAATATGTTAATCAACCCTGTAAGCGCATCAGCACCAATAGTAGGTAGTGATAAAGCACCAGTTAATGCGGCTCTACCTGTCAAGCCTATTTGTCTTCCAAGGTCTTTTGCACTACCAATTTGCATTTGCTCTGGACGAGGATAGCTAGTAATCTCTTTAATAGCTTCTTCTCTCGTCATCTTCTTAACAGGCTCTTTAGGTGCTTCGGTTACTTTTTCACCACCAAGAATAGCCAAACCTGCATCAGAGACTTTTGATAAGTCACCTGATTGCAATGCCATCAAGTCTTCATCTGACAGTTTGGTCAAGTCCATTATGGCTTCCTTCTACGAGCAATCTCAGCAGCAATATCAGCAGCAGTTGGCATCATTTGAACTGGCGCAGTTAACGCATCTGCAAGTGGGTTTAACAGTAATGAGCCATTACCACCTAATTGCTGAGAAATACTGGTGTAAGGTGCTTTCTGAGCCTCAAGATTACGAGCCTTTGATTCAACTAATTTAGTTGCAATAGAAAGCAGTCCTGCACGTTCTTCTGGCAATAAAGATTGACCACTTAACGCTCGTTCTGCATAGGCTTTAATTGATTGCGGAATAGAACGATTGCCAAGAATGGTTTGTTTATCGCCTTCTTGAACAGCACCAGATGGGTCATAAATCTTACCAATGGCAAAAATCAATGCACCATCAGCAGTTTTATTTCCAGCATTTGCTTCTGCTACAGCAGACTTAACAGCCTTAAATCTATCAGCAACTTCCATTGCGCCAACATCTTTAACTACGCTACGCCAATCTTTCAAAACATCAGCTTGCGCTTTAGCTACTGCTGTTGGGTCTTTTAAATCTACTGAAACTCTAGGTGCTTTACCTGCGTCTTTTTTGTCAATGTAAGCCTTAACTAATGCTCGTTCTGTGGTTGTCATTTCATCAACTGGAGTTAAAATTCCAAGAACTTGTCTTGCTTCTTTTACATCTCCAGCAATATCTGGCTTTTCTTTCTTTATTGCGCCTCTAGCAACAAATTTTGTTTCACCTGTAAATGGGTCACGTTCAAACTGAGTTGTGTTTTCAGCAAGTGAGAATGTTTCTGGACGCATTGCTTTTTCAAATGCAGCCAACTCAGCCAAAGTCTTACGTCCTTCTGGAGAACCCACCAATTGCGGAATTGCTTGTTGCAAATTAAATCTAGGCGCAGTTATGCCTTCACCTTGACGCTGACCCATTATGTCCTCGCCATAAATCTCTTGAGGCTTGGTTGCACCTTGGATAACACCTTGAATTCGTTGTTGTTCAGCTAATTGTTGTTGTTCTAACTTACGCTTACGAATCATGTCAGCTAACTGAACATTCTGTAGTTGGCTTTGTAAGGTTTCTTGCATACCGCCCTTATAGGCTCTCTGACCTAGTTGCAAACCTTCAGCAATAGATTGCCCTGTGTTACCACCTTGGAATAAACGTCCTGCTAATGCGTAGAGTGCTTGTGCCTGTGCATCATCACGATTACGAGCAATGTCAGAGGCAGACATACCTAGCAAACCCATTGTGTCTGCACCGCCTGTACCGAAAATGTCTAATAGTCCAGCCATATTATTAGCCCGTGTAAGAGTAATCAAGACCTAATTGTTGTGGCTGATTAAAAGCACCACCAAGGAAATTAGAACCAAAAGGATTTAAATAACTTAAATCAGGTGAACCAAGATTTCTGTATAACCCACCACCAACAGCCGCTAAACCTAAAGCGTTTTGGAAACCAGTTGGCCCTGATGATTGTTGATTAACAACTCGTCCTAATGGATTCCCATAGACAAGTGACAAATAGTTTTGCAAGTTCTGCTGTGGTTGGTTTTGCAAAAAGTTAAACTTTTGCATATCAGCACCTATTTGCTGACCTTGGTAACCTTCACGAATCTGACCTGCTTGTAGCAACTGGTTTATATCTTGGTAATCAGCACCAGCCATTGCGGGTGCAGCCATCGTAGCCGCTTGCTGTCTTGCTCGTTCATCTGCGTAGTTCTGATAAGCCAGTTGTCCAGCAGTATTAGCTAACTGTTGACCAAATGCACCAGTAGCCCTGTCCTGTAAAGAACCCATAGCACCAGAACCATACCGCCCCGCAAGACTAGCTTTAGAAGCAATATTTCCTAGTGTGTCTTTAAACTGAGTCTCAGCCGCTTTAGCAGCAGGTTGAAAAGCACCTTGAAAGAAAGGATTGCCACCCAAAAAGCCACCAGAAACTGTGCTTTGCAACTGATTCTGAGCAGACTGTAGTAATGGGTTACCCAAACGGGCACGAGCCTCTAAAGCCTGTAATCCTGTCTGAGTGGAAGTGGTAGGGCTTACATAAGTCTGACCACCATAATACTGTGGCCCACCGCCTTGGTACAGCTTTTGTCCTTCTGTAAGCCCATAGCTTAGAAAAGGTTGGATTGTCGGGTCAATTGATGTGGTAGTGGTAGCCATCTTTTACTCCTAGAGTTTCGGATTCCAAGATGGGTCATCCACGGAATCCATTATACATAAATTATTAAAATCAACCAATAACTGCATACCGATATGTCTTGTTAGCAGTAACATTAGCCGCATGGTTTACTGTTGCTGTTCCCTGTCCTTGTGCGCTTGCATAGATTCTTGTGGCATCAGCATTGGCAGCAGCAGAGGCAGGGACAAAGACAATCACGCTGTCTACGCCTATCCTTCGGTCTGTGAGAGTAGTAGTAACAGCAGAACCAACCGCCAGAGTAATTGACCCTGTGTTATTGGTCTTCCCATCCATGACCCCACGAACAACTTCAGCCACAGCCCTCTGGTCACCACCAAATGCGGGTAGGCTTCTGTACATCAGCGTACACCTTGAGGCACAACGTCTACATCCACAGAAACCACAGTCTTCCAATCTGACCCTGTAGGTACTAGCTGAATTCTGTGATACCTACCTGCGCTTCTAAGAGAAGCCCTGTTATTGCCATCAGGAGTAACAGCAGTTCCAAAGGTTACGCTGTCACTTAATAACTGCCTAGAAGCCACAGACACATCAGCAGAGCCATTGTCTACTTGAGGTCTAGCCAAAGTAATTACAGATGAACCGCCTGTTTCAATATCGCCAGTTACTATATTTCCTGTGGCGTATGCACCTGTGTAGGTAAAGACCTTTGTTGCCAACGTACCGCCCAAGAAGTACCGCCCACCCACATACAACCTAGAATCAAGCGAGGTAGGCAAAGCATCAATGCTTGCAGAGATACTATCTAACTGCTCAAGCGTTACAGCAGTTGAGGATGCCTCAGACAAAAAGTCAGTCCCTGCGTCTGCATACGTCCACATCTTAGTGGCAAAGTTATAAATCAAAAGTTTACGATTTCCACCTGTATCTACATAGTTCCATATTACAAGTTTGCGAACAGGGTCAACAGCAGCACTCATAGAACCATAGTCAGATTCCGAGGCATCATCAATAAAGAACCTGTCTACCTTCTCACTACCAATGGAGATGACTTGCTGACCATCACACATATAAAAGCCATCGTCCGATAGGAAGAATGTAACTCCTTGGTACTGTGCAATAGAACCTGCAACCATGCAGCCCTTGTTACGAGAGATATTGTCAAACTGGAATATAAACGGAGTCCCCACATAAGTCATTCGGCTAATCGCTCTTTCTAGGAACACCAAGCCAAACTCACCGCCCCTAATTCCTACAATCTGTCCACCATCAGGAATATCTTGAAAGTCAGACTGCGTGTTTACATTTGCTACCCAATCAGTCTCATCGTTTAAAGCAGACCACCTTACACGATACTGTTGCTGTGTCGTTTCTAACGTATTTGCACACACAACAAAGTCACGCACCACAGTAATAAATTTAGCTATCGGTGCAGATACGCTTAGATTAGCAAAAGAAGTTGATGTGCCTAAAGTCCATGCTTGCAAAACATCAGCATTGTTGGTAGTGATTACTCGTGTACCAAACTGAGTAAACCTTACCCTGTCATCAACGCCTGTTGTCATGCCAGATTTGACTTGAGTCAAAGCACCGATACCACTTACAGTAAAGATTTTACTTGTGCCAGCCACAAACAACTGAGTGGTTGAGTCTGGGTTCTTGGCAGCGTAGAGTGATACTAGGTTCTCTGAGGCAGCGTCAGAGAAAGCTACTGCTGAGTTAAAAGGGCCGTACCCGACAGCCAGAGAAACAACATTCTTCGCATCTGTCAACGCACCAGAGATACCTGATTGGTCAGGCATCCACTCACCAAATTTAATTCGTTGTGTAGCCATATCAGATGTTTGCGTTACGCATTGCCAAAGGAACACCAGAATACTGACCCTTTTCATCACTTGTAGTCAAGGCTAGTTTTGCTCTGTCGTACAGACCAGCCCATGTATTAAGTCGAGCATCATTCATCAAGAAAGGCTCTGCCTCCAACAAAGCACCATACAAAAGCAAATCAGGACACTCAGTCAAGAATGTGTTACTTGTGTTTGCAGTAGTAAGGAACGCAGGGGCTGCTGAGTAAATCAGGGTCAAGCCATAGTTTGAGTCAGGTATTGGTGCTAACTTAAAAGTAGTCGCCAATACTGTGTAATTGATGGGCTTGCCAATCTGAGCACTTCTTGAATTCCTTGAGAACAAAGAGGGAGATTCATAACTCAATGGAGTTACAGGATTCGTATTAACAATAAAATCTTTGACTTCCAAGAAGTCAGACGGAATAGCTACTGTAGCTGTTGAGGGGACGCAAGTTATAGTGGAAGATGCAAGCATCTGTCTAATACGAAAGTCTCTACGCAATCGTATCTCTGCCAATCGTATAAAGTCTGTTATTTCTGATGTTAAATCAGTTCTTGCAAGGTATGAGGCTACAGCAGTCTGTAGTTCAGCATAAGTAGAAATGCTCATACTTTTCCTGTTCTCGTGCGCCATGCACGATTCATTGGGTCATTTAGCCAAGCAGCAAAACGCTTCTCATCTAAAACAGCAAAGCCACGCATAATTCCAACTTTGTTCAAGTCATCAATGACAGTCATTGGAATAGATGCTACTTTATTGCCAAACAATTGGTCAGACCATCTTGCTCTCTCATCAAAAGAATTAAATTCTTTTTTATTCTGTTCAACAATGTCAGTAACATCCTGACGAGTTTGGATAACAATTCCACCCTCGCAATCGGCATGAACAGCAGTTTGTCTAAAGTTTTCCATACACCAATTCTATCAGTTTGAGTAGAAAAGAAAATGCCCCAGAGGTTTAAGTCTGAGGCATCTTTTTGGTTACACCAGATTAGGGTGTCAAGTCAGCAATGATGCCGTGAGCAGCTTCGTTCTTAACTTCCAAGGTGTACTCAGCAAGCAACTGTGTGCTTTCGTTGTCACCAGTAACAGCCAACTCGTTGGTCTGGAAAGGACGCAGATAAGCTACAGAAGCCATATCGGGGTCAAGCACAAATGCTGTTTCATCGCATGAGTTAGTGGAGGTCATAAATCTGTTGGGAACAACGCTTACAGTTCCGAAATCTGACAGGTAAACATCGGCCGCCCCGATTATGGTGGTAGGCTCATTGCTTGGGGCCATGTAACGCTGGGCAGCAATACCTGTGAAAGCAGATACTGTTTGCTTGTGCGCTGGGTTGACCATCAAGACCTTGGGATTACCACCAGAGGCATACACGCTTTTGATAACAGCTTGTAACAAGGCTTCTGTGAAAGTCCTGTTTGTGCCGTTAGTGCGAGCAGTAGTGCCAGAAGCACCAGCAGAGCCACCACTTCCAAAAGAACCATTGCTTGCTAACCATGCTTGCAGACCACCTAATTTACGAGCAGTAGAGGAGTTACCTGCCGAGGAAATTTGGTTGCTCAACAAGGAAGTTTCCATGTCACGCTTAATTTCGGCCGAGGCTTTCGCAAGTTGGTAGGCTTTTTCAGATTTTCGCCCTGCCTTATCCACGGCTTGCAAAGTCCCAGAAATCTGGATTGTCTTCTGAGCAATCTGAGTCTGGTTACCAATGCGGGTAGTCGGTGACATTGTTGCGCTAGTAGCTGTCGCCCCTTCTACTGTAAAGTTCGTTAGAACCGCAGCGGCTAAACTATCTACTTGCCACTCATGTGTGACAGCAGTAGCTTTACCCTTGCCGATAGATGACATAAATGGAACATCTGTTGGTGAAATCGAGTAGATAACATCCGAAAGGTCTTCTCTCATACCGATAGCGGTATATGTTTGATAGGTAGCCATAATTTAATACTCCAAAATTTATAAAAATCGTTCAAATGCTTTGGCAGCGTCAGAGACTTTTCCTGTCTCACGCAACCTCTGCATAACCTGTTTGTCTTGTGCAGACCTTGTAACAGGAACTGAAGTACCACTACGCATCATCTTAGGGGCAGACTGGAGTCTTTTATTTAACTCTGGTTTGCTCTTTTGAAGTTGCTCATACTTCATTGCCTTATACAAGGTATTCACAGCACGACTGTCATACACGGAACTAAGTTCTTGGTCAGTCCAACCTACAGATTTCGCATAGTCACGGATTTGTTTCCGAACCGCATCACCCTGTGGCGTAGCTAACTCAGGAATCAAACTAATTAGCTTCTCAGATTCTTGACGGAGATGGTTTTGCAAGGAGGATTGTTGCTCTGCTTGTTGCTGTTGGGCAATGCGTTGCTGTTCATTCCTGACTACTGCTAACTGCTTCTCACGTTGACTCTGTTCAGCTACCGCTACCGCATAACCGATAGGGTCTGTTTCCTTTAAAACCTCTAAGTCCACACCCTGATGCTGCTGCGTAAGGAAGCTATCCAACGCTTGCAACTTCTGGGCGTATGCCTGTCGCTCTTGTTTAACATACTCTAAATGACCACGTTCAGCTTCAATCGCTTTACGTTGTTCAGCTAGAGCCTGAGACTTTTTAGTGTAGTCCGTACCTTGTTGATAACCCTTGATAAGCTCGTCAAGTTCTACCTCAACTTCCTCACCAGATGCCTTGACTTTATATCTAGGCTTTGGTTCTTCCTCATACTCAACTTCATCAGTTTCTTGAACTTCCTCTGTTTGACCTTCGGTTTGGCTGTTGTCAGCTTCCTCAGAATCACCCATCAGACTTTCAAACGCTGAAGCGGCTTGGTTTACACTCAGGCTTTCACTCCCTGTAGGGTTGGTGTTTTCCATTTGTCATCTCAATAATCGCCAGAAACCTTCTGGACGGAGGCTAGGGTAAACCCTAGAGAATCTTCCACTTCTTCTCCCTAATCACAGTCTCCGAGGCTATGCCCTCTAAGTGTCCTGTAATCAGTTCAATTGTCTTGATGTGCCGATAAGCGTCTTCACGCCTATCACATTCATTAGCACTTGTGTTAATTATCACACTAATCTGTTCTTTTTTCAAGTTATCTATAACTTCTTTAAAAAAGTCATCATTTAATAGGTTTTTAGCCCATTGAGCGAGCAAGTGCTTGTCCATACTGATTTTGTATTCCAGAAATAATGTCGTTGATACTTAGGCTGCTTGCAGGAGGCATACCCTGTCTGCTACCCAAGATGCTCATTAAGTCGTTGTAACTCATGTTTGAGGGCTGTGAATATTTAATTGGCTCTGGTACTTTCCCATAATTAGGGTCTAGGAACTTTTCCCATTGAGTACCCATTAACAGATTACGATTGCCAAAATCAATTGGTGTTAAAGGTGTAAATGGTGCAACAGCAGGTTTTGTAGGTGTTAAAAAAGTCTCAGGTATAGGAACAATTGGATACTGTGTAGCACCATCAGATAAAGCACTACCTGCGCCAAGTAAACCAGCAGCAGCCAAAGCCAATTGAGCAACTCTTAATGGGTCAGTCTCTTTGGTTTTATCAGTAGTTGTTATGGTGCTAGTTGTTACTGGTGTAGGAGTTAATGTAGATGCAATAGTATTTATTGTTTCTGGAGTCGTAACAGGTCTAGCAGTGGTAACTGTTACTTCTGGAGTTGTTGGTGTTTTAACAGTAGGTATGGCAACTGTAGCTGGTAATGTGGCTGCAATAGTGTTAATTACATCTTGTGTCGTTGTCGTTTTTGGTGCGGTTACTTGAATATTAGCAAGATTGGTAGGTGTTTTTACATTTGCAACAATCTGACTATTAACCAAATCTACTGCTTGTTGAGTGGTCATCTGCGTACTTGGCGCAGTAACTTTAACAGTACCTGCATCTGATAATGTAGAACCAATAGTGCTTAAAACATTGTTTAAAGACACATTAGATGGTGCAGTAATATTAACAGCACCGCCATCTGTAACTGGAGTAGATACTGCTACTGGTTGTGTTACAGCTTCTGTTATGGCTTGCGTTGTATCATAAACACTTGCAGGATTTGCTAAAAAACTCTTAATCTGAGCATCAGACAAACCTGCACGAGCCAAATCATTTCTAAAGTTAATATCAAGAGCATCGTTAATTTGGTCTGTTGTCATCGTATTGAAATCAACAGGTACATTTTGGTATTTAATAGCGTTAGCTAATTCATTACCGCCATAAACTAAACCACCACTTAATAAACCAACCTTTAATGCGTCTTCAACATCAGCACCACCAGCTAGAGCCGTACCGCCTTTAAAAAGACCTGTGCCAACTGCTTGTGCTGTAGAGCCTGTTAGACCTAATTGACTTCCTAAGAATCCACCACCACCCAAACCTAAAAAAGCTGCTTGAACAACAGGGTCATTAAATGCTTGCACCAACCCGCCAAAGAATGATGGCCCTTTTTCAAACGTCCCAACATTCGTAAGCTCTCCAGTTGGAGAATAAAGTTCAGTTCTACTTCCAACTTCACTACTAACCTTAGATGTGCCAATACTTTGAAGACCGCCTACTATTTGTTCTTCACCAGACTGTGTAACTTCATAATTAGGGGTTACATAAGTGTCACCTAATTTTGTAGAGCCTTGGAATGGGGCTAAAGCGGCTGCTTGAGTAATAATTTCACCAACTGGAACTCCTGTTGCAGCAGCAATTTGAGTTGGGTTTAAATTACCAGCCTTAATTAAACTATCAACAGTTTGTGTAGCTAACGATTGAGCAACTACAGGACTAGCAGCCGCCTGAGTGATAACTGGAGGGGGCGCAACTACAGTATTTGACTGCTCTACTTGTGCAATTGCTTGTGGCGTACTAGATGGAACTTCATTCTTAAACTGAGACAAAGAGTCAATAACGGATTGGTTATAGAGGGATGTGCCTTCAGCGTTTGTATGCAAGGCATCTACTAACAATGCTTTGTTTTGCAGAATCTCACCCTGAGTACCTACCAAAGCAACATTCTTGTTTTCTTTGGCAATCTCGTTAAACAATGGGTCAACTTGAGGGTCAAAGTTATTATTAACTACATCTTCTACAGAAGCAGCATAAGGAGAACCAGTAAGGACAACATTAACACCTTGGTCAGCCAAAGTTTGAACAATCTGATTGATGTTGTCTTTGATAGTTCCTTTATCGACACCTTGTAGGAAATCAACACCGCCTGTTTGCAAGAACACAGTAGCGTTAGAGTCAAACTGACCACCACCTGCTAGGTAAGTGTTTAGTTGGGTAAGAGTGTCAGCAGTTGTTGCACCGCCCACAGCATAGTTAGATGTAGCTTTGCCAGTAGTTTCAGTTAGTAAATCTTGTAACGCTGTGTTTGAACTATTCCAACTAGCACCAGCCAAGATGTTGCCACTAAGCAAACCACCAGAAGTTCCACCAGTAGCGTTAGCTACGTCTTCACCAGAGATTCCATACTGCGCCATAGCTGCTTGGGTTGTAGCAGCGTCAGGGCTTGTAGCCAAGAAGTCACGGATGGTTGCATAAAGGTCTTCAGCAGAACCACCTGTGTTCATCCGATAGCGCATTGCATCAGAAACAGCCATGATTAACCCCTAATCTCTACGTTAGATGTAATGCCAGCACCAATCTTCATTGCTTTCAATTGTGCTTCTGCTTCAAACTCTTGCTGTTTCAGCGCAAAGTAAGCCTGTTGTTTCTCACGCTCTAATTGCAACTTAGCACCTTCCTTCTCACGCAATAACTGCATCTCAAGTCCAGCCTTCTGTTGCGCCATCTCCATGTCAATCTGCATCTGCTGTTGCTTCATCTGCATATCAGCTTGTGCTTTGGCTTGTGCAGCTTGTATTTCAGCCTGTGTTCTAGCCATCAACGCTTGAACCTCTGGAGGCATCTGCTGTTGCTGTGGAGGAGGATTACTCAACGCTTGGTCTTGCTCTGGCGTAATCGCCTTATAGAACTCAGCACTATCTTTAAACCCTGCAATCTCTACCATGCGTCCCAAAGTGCCACGATACTGAGCAGGTGAAACGTAAGGGTTGGCAGGGCCATACTGACCAATCAACTGTTCCTGTTTAGCAAGAACCATCGACAACATAGCCATCTGTTCCTGACGATTCCCTGCACCCAGACCCACGTTGATAGACACATCGTATTGATTAGCCCATGTTCTAGGGTCAAACTCTACAAACTCACCTCTCATACGCACCAAACGAGCCTTATCTTGGTACTTACATAGGAGATGAAGAATACCCTTAAACAAAGACTTAACGCCTGTCTCAGCAAAGATTCGAGCAATCATCTCAATCTTACCTGCGCCAGCTTGTTGCATAGAAGCTACTGCTGCTGCTGTGACGTTCTGCAAGATAGAGGGGTCTAAACCTTGAGAAGCATCACTCACACCTGTACGCTTAGACTGTACTGAGTCCAGATACTGAAGCATTGGGAAAGCCTGAGATGCCACGTTCTGAACAACTAACTGTTGAACAGCGTTAGGAGACTTGGCACGAATAACACCACCTGCTGTAGATGTAATCAAATCTTCAATGTTTACTTGACCCTCAACAGCCACCACACGAGCATTGTTCGTGAGATATAAGTTATCCAACATCTGCCTTGTGATAGTAGTCTTAATTAGCTGAATGTCTGTTGTTCTGTCTGCCAACGAGTTACCAAAAAACTTATG